TCTGCTTCTTCTTCAGCAGTTTCTGAGAGGACAAGTGGGTCAGCCATCAATCCGCCTTGACTCATGTCAATACTTTTTCTGTCTACTGTGTAGTAATCTTTGTTGTGTACAGATTCTTCTTCTTTTGTAGCAAACGGTAAAACGGAAATTAAGTTTTTTAAGTCTTGTATGGTATCTTTGTCGCCTTCTTTGAGGGCTTTTAGCATGTACAGAGGGTCTTTGGTAGAAACGCTGGGATCTTTTACTTTTTCCGGCTCTTTTCCCAAAAGAGAATCAATAAAACCTTGGTCATCCTCGTCGAGTTGTTTAATTACTTTTTGTGCGGTATCTAGAGTTGCTTTGTTTCTATCAAAATAACCCTTTTCGTAGAGTTGTGGGATAGACTCAATGGCAAGTTTTAGTAAAGTGTATCCGCCGTGCTCGCCGTCGCTACCTCGCACAACAAATTTTTCTGATCTGGTAGCTAGGTCTTCATCTCCTTCTAGGATACCTCTTAAATAATCAAAAGCCCGTGCTACATACTCTGTCTCATACGCTGTTTCTTTCCCACTATCTTTAGTTGTTGAAAAATCCGAAGCGCCGGTTAGCTCGTGCAATCCTTCGTGGCGAGCAATAGCCTCTGGATTGTACGAACCCATAGAAACCATAACTTCACGTTGATTATCAAATCGTGGAGTTGCAAAACCTGTGGTATTTTCCTTTAAATCTAATCCTTTTTCAGCTTCTGACCCGTAAGGCATTGTTAACAGGTATTGAAGCTCATCACCTAGCTCTTCATCAAATGGAATATCAGGATTGCTTTCAAATGCTAGTTTGTTTAGAGTGTCTACATATCGTTTTTCTTGACTGTCTTGCCAAAGTTTAAAAGTATCTGGGTCTGATCTTTGAATAGCTCGGATATTTTCTTGATAAAGTTTTCTAGATTCATCAAACAGGTTTTCTGCTTTTTCTTTAGGCAGGTCTTGCATTTTAGTTAACATGTCTGCTCTGTCTAAATTACGCATAAACTTAGTTCTAGCGTTATCTAACATATTGCCAACGTTTTCTATGCGATCAGTATCTGCCATTAGTGCTTACCCTCTCCCGCCTTCTGGATAGCCTCATCCTTCAGCGTTAATAATCGACGTACTTCCCGTATCTGACCCTGCAGTGAATACATTTCTGCTTCTGTAGGACATTGTTCTAATTGTGTGTGCAGATAATTCAAGCGATCACCGACGTATGTCTCTAACCGTTCCATGTTCTGCTTACCGTTAACTAATGCTAATAACTTGCGGGCAGTTTCAATTTGCATTACTGCAGAGCCTCCGGTCCAGCCGCATCTGGGCGACTAAATCCTTCAGCACCCGGTTCAGGGGCGTTTCCTGGCCCCATAGCTCCCGCTCCTACCCCTGCTTGGTTATCTGGCGTAGGTGACCCTTCCTGACCCTGTTGAGGCGCTTGTGGGCCTTCCTGTGCGGTCTGAGGGGCATTTTGTTGGTACTGTGCCATCAGTGCAGCTTGGATAGCAGCCTCACGAGGATCGTTGACGATTTTATCTTCGTCTAGGTCTAGGCTTGCGGCTATCTCACGAAGGATGTAATCAAACTTAATCATTGGAGCCATTGCTGGGTTAGTACCCAATTGCATAACCTGCATCAGCTTCTGTGAGCGGATTTCATTGCGCATGAGAGATTCTGTGCCACGAGCAATAACGGCAAGATCACCGTTAGCTTCTGGGTCAAAGTCAAACTGCATGTTAAAAGCAAACATCGCTTGGCCTAGCGGTGACAGCAGATAGTCGTCAATGTTTTTAACGACAGTCTTAATGTTTTGGGCGGCGGCACCCATCAACATAGACATACCAGAAGCGGTACGCCCTACACCCATAACGCCAGTCTGTCCGTGCGAAAATGAGGGGATTCCTGTTGCTTCGTCCGCTAGCTGACGGGACTTATCAAACAACATCATGTTCTCGTTGGATACGTTTTGGAACTTAGTTGAAAATAATGCCTGACCGGGTGCTCCACCTTGACGACGGAACACTTTTCCTGGGTACACAGACAGATCCTGACCGGGAACTAAGTTTGTCTCGTCCACCTCAAAGATCAGGTTGCCCGACAACACAGCGTTGTCTACAGCCATACGCATGAATCCATTCATTAGCTGTTGGGTATCTTCCATGTTCTCTGCTACACCAATACCAAAAAAGCTGTATGGGTTTAGCTCAAAGGGTACTGCGTAGAACGGAATACGAGTTGGTTTGAATGGATTAAGGACGAGACGAAGAATATTACCCCCGCAAACCCACGCATTAATCTGAATCTGATCTTGCTTCTTAAGTTCTTTAGGGATATCTAAGCCAGCGTCTTGGGCGGCATCTGCATCAATAAAGCCCCAGTATTCTAACACTTCCCAGCGGTTAACTTCGTTTGTGTAGTTACTGTCGTCAATGACATCTTCCCAATACTCTTTGACGTAGTTAGGTCCAGCTTGAATAGAACGTTCTACTGCTTCATCACGGAAGAATGGACGAGTCTTCAGTTCACGCATTTGAGAGCGAGACATACGGTGACGGTACACAGCATACTCAGCTTCATCCATGTTGTACGCATCAGCGTCGGGGTAGAAGTTCCAAATAGATACGGCTTCTAAGCGAGGGCGAGTTTTAATCTCTGGATTGTAATCGCCATTAGAACTCCAGCGAGGGTACTCAACATCAGTAGCAAATGGTCCTTTGATAATACCTGTACCAAATAGACATTGCTCAAACGCAACGAAGCGTAGGTGCTTGTTACCGTCAGACTCTGCAATCTGATCGTGGATCTTTTTCTCCATACGCCTAGCGGCTTCTTTGGCTGGCTCGTAAAGAGCAGAAGTCATGGTGTTTCCCGGACCACTCTTGATTTTATCTTCTGCGCCTTTAATTTGTTCTTGGATTGGACCAAGGTCACGAGCAGAAACAGCACCTTTAGGTACATCTCGTCCGTCGCCTGTGTACCCTACATTTAACTCTTCGTAGATTGACTGCAACGGCTCTGGAACAGCAACATCAATATGAACACTGTCTTGAATGCCTTCGGGGATTGGTGTATTTTCAATGCCGATAGGAAACTTGTTACCAGCAAATAGTACATCGGTTACTTGGCTATAGGCAGCAAGTACTTTTGTTTTGGTGATCTTAATGAAAATTTGTGAGCGTTCAGTATCTGTAAACTGAGTAGTATCGTCGTACACGCCTCTGTAGTTTTTATACGAAACTAACCACCGTTGCTCGTCAGTTAAGCGACGGTCCTTAGACCGTTGGTACTTATCTCTAACGATATCTACAAAACCTGAGTACTGAACATCTTCCTGCTCACTCTCAGAATCTTCAAGAGCAACTACTTCTTCGTCAAACTCAGGTTTATCTACTATAGCCATTTATACACCTATTAATACCCAAATACGGGGTCCATTGGTTTCCATCCTGTTTTATTGAAATCATTTCCAAAGTCAAACAAACTTTTTGATTTGGGGCGTGACATGATTCCATAACGGATAGAATCGTATGCGTGATCTGATGCGTACCGTGGGTCAATGTCGTCTGTCCCTTTAGGGTCAGTCGGTATTACTTGCATATCCGCAATGATTTGTCTGCATGTGTTAAAAAATATAATTTGAGGTTGTTCTACCTCTTCGTTGAATTTTAGCAACTCGTGTAATCTGTTTTTTCCTGCAACACGAGAACCTCCAGTACGATCTGATGGTCTCCAGCGGCATCCTTCGGCAATCATTTCTTCTGCAATAGACGGACCGGTGTGACCACGGCTGTGCCACGTAGAACTATCCAATACTCCGTACCGAATATCTTCACCCGTTTCTAATTCTAAAACTTTTGTTGCAAGTTCTCTGGCCGTGTGCTTAGATACGTACAATTCCCTATAGACGTACAGAGTCTCAAAAGCAGGATCTATTGCAAACCAATGCACTGCTGAGAACGAACTGTAACCAAAATCGCAAGACCTAAACCGAGTCCACGTGTGTGGAATATCAAAAGGCTCACAGGTATGCACAGAAATCTTAAATTCTGGGAATGCAGCCCCATCAGCAATTGTCCAATCACCTTCTAACAACTGCCTACGCTGTTGCTCAGGCATAGAAAGCAAGTTTGCTTCATACATTCCGTCTTCAAACAAGTACGGATTGTCTTTTAGTGTTGCCGGTATAAATCGCCGATAAAATAAAGGTTCTCCAGCCCTAGAATGGTTTGGAGGAAACCGTAACTCTTCGTTTGTTTCTAAATCACGAGGAACGAACGCTTGATTGGCAGGTGAAGGGTCAATAAACATTTGTTTAACCCACCCATGCCCTGGACCTCCCGGGTTCGTGGTAGCTCGCATACAAAGGGGTAGCTTAGGGTCTGTAGTACGCAAACGAGAACGCATGTAATCCCAAGAGAATGGAGTAGGGTGCTGAGTGAGTTCGTCGAACCCGATCCATGTAAAAGCCTGTCCCTGATAGCGCAAAACATCATCTTCTCTGTCCAAATACGTAAACCAAAGTCTCGCTCCGCTAGGGAACGTCCACTGTGATTTGCGCTCTGACCATCTTGCGCTCTTATAAACTTTTGGGTATAGCTCCTGAGACTTCCACACAAGCTCTCTAAGCTC